ATTAGCAAATGAAGAGTATGGGAGAAGTCCAGGTATGGATGCTCTTCCTGCTATAATGCAGATAAATGCACTTAAAGAAATCTTTTTGATATGCGCAGAGAAAAAAGCTGAACCGCCTTTATATGTCATGGACGACGGATCTTTGGGCGCAGGTACGGTAGATACATCTGCTCGGGGGCTTTCGGTTTTTAATTCTTTTGGAAGAGCCCCTGGGCAACCACCTATCGGCGAAGTGCAAACTGTAGGAGAACTGCAAAGTCTAGCAACGATGATCGAATCAACAAGTGCAGAGATTACTCAGCATTTCTTAATAGATAAATTATATGACTTAAATAATAAATCCAGGATGACTCTTGGCGAAGCCGAGATGAGATATCAGATTAGAGGGGATGCGCTTTCTTCGATCTATGCTAGGAAGACAGCCGAGACACTTAATCCTCTTATTATAAGATCATATAATATATTATTTGATATGGGTCTTTTAGGCATTACAGAAGGGGATAAAGCAACAGCTAATCTTTTAAGAGCTGAAGGTATTGAACCTCTTATAATACCAGAAGCGATTGCCCGAGCGATAGCGAATGGCAAGAAGATATATGATATAGATTACATATCTCCTGCTGCTCATGTAATGAGAGAAGAGGAATACAGAGGGGTAATAACAACAGCTAACAATGCCATGCAAATGGCTGCTGTAGATGAGATGTCGATACATAAATTAAATACTGATAAATTTCTTGAGTATTCGCAAGAGTTGACTGGAGCTCCGTTAGATCTATTAAGATCGAATGACGAGGCTAAAAAAATTAGGGAAAATATAGCAAAAGCCAGAGCTGCTGAAACCCAGGTAGCTATGCAAAAAGAACAAGCGGGTACGCTTAAAGATGTGGAAACTGCAAAAAATATATCGGCTGGAGGGTAAGATATGAAAAAACAAGAAGAGCATCTACTTCGCAAGGAACAGATAGAGGTAGATGAAAAAGCGAATGAAAAGAAAATGAAAGCTTTTACCGGTAAGATGAGAAGTTCTCTTACTCTCATGTCAAAGAACAGTGCTGGAATTAATGTGCTTAGGTTTATATTGCACGAAAGTAGCTTTCTCTCCCCGCTTACCCACCCGACACTTGATGGGCTAAACAAAGATATGCTTTTACAACGCGAGGCTAAGAGACTTATGTATTTGAGTCTTAGACAACATATGGATAGAGAAACAATTATTAGAGTAGAACTACCAAAACAGGAGGAATAATATGTCAGAACCTATTAAAGGCGCACCAGGCGCACCAGAAGAGGGCACACCAGAAGCAGTAGCAGCCGCGGCTGCAGCAGAAGAAAAAAGTTTTGTAGAAACTATACCTGAAGAGTTTAGAGATAAACCTTGGGTAAAGGAAAACGCATCAAGTCCAGAGAATTTCTTTAAATTTGTAGACAATCAGAATGCGTTAGTGGGGAAGAAAGGTGTTATTATCCCAGGCGAAGGGGAAGACAGGACGGATTTTAATCTCTCTATGGGGATGCCTAAGACAGCCGAGGAGTATGATTTGTCGCCTTCGGAAGAACTTAAAGACATCAAACGAGATGAACAGATGTTGACAGGCATGAAAAATTTATACCACGAAATAGGGATGCCTAAAGATATGGCTACTAAAGTATCGCAAGGTATTGATAAATTATTATTTGAGAGAGGTAAAGAGGCAATTTTAGAAGTGCAAGAAAATGATAAAGCTTTTGATGAATTTAATACAAAAATATTTGGGGACAACAAGGACGCTAGGGTTGCGCAGGCTCAAAAGATACTGAGCGAAGATTTACCGAAAGAAGCTATCCCAGGTCTTGATAAGTTAGATGGCGAAGCAATGGCGATAGTGGCTGTTGTAGCCGATAGTCTTTACGCTAAGTATGGACAGGAGGATAGATTTAGAGGTGGAGCAGGTGCAGGCGGAGGAACTAAAGAAACGTACGAAGAACTAAGTGTGCAGCAACGGACGCTTATGGGGGAAGAAGGTTTTGACGTATTTAACCATCCAGCCCATGCAGGTTTACAGGCGAAGAATAAAATAATTATGGACAAGATGAGAGCTCTTAAACCTGAGTAATTTGACAAAGTAGTATTTATAGTGTATGTTATACATATAAGTAGAATAAACAGGGAGACTCGAAAGGGTTCTGTTGAGGTCTACAGCTGCACCCGCTTGAGGGTGAAGGAAGCGTCCGGCCAAACCGGGGAGCGTTACCGAAATAAAGGTTACGTTTTCTGACACAAATTAAATAGGAGGTTTGGCATGGCCGTAGACACAGTTCAAATTACACATTTTTCGAATCTGTTGCACGTAAAAGCGCAACAGATGAAGACTCGCCTTATGGGTAAGTGCCCCATTAAGCCGATCATAGGAGATAATTTCGCGTATGATGGTACAGGACTTTTAACAGCCCGTACTGTGAACGAACGAAACCCTCTTATCAATCCAGTTAATCCAGATTATACAAGAAGGAAGATGACTCGAGACAGAGTTATTGTTGAACTTATTGTGGACAATAGAGATGTCCGAGGTATGTTCGAAGATCCAAATTCAAAACTTGTGGACGATTGTATGTTCGCAATAATGAGGAAAGCAGATAAGATAGGTATAACAGCTCTTCATGCAGCTGTCCTTACGGGCAAAGACATGGATACTTCTGTTTCTTTTGCTACTGACGGAGGTCAGACAGTAGACGCGACAGGGGGTTTAACTTACCTTAAAATGTTGGAACTTAACTCGAACTTCAAAAAGAATGAAGTTGGGATTGACATACCAGAGTCAATCTATGTAGGTATGAGTGAGCAGGAAGAAGCCACTTTACTTAACATTTCTCAGTTGACATCAGGTGATTTCTCTAGAGATTATGTTGTAGAGAAAGGTAAGATTATTCGTGCCTTAGGCATGGACATCATACTTTTTGGTAGTGGTGTTGATTCACCTCAACTTCCGGTTGCTTCTGCGGTAAGAGACAATTTTGCTTTCACACCTAAAGGTTTGATGTATGGTATGAGTAAGCAATTTACAGTTAAAGTTCAGCCAGATTACCCGGGTTATGTTGAGTCAACGTATATCCAGGTTCTTGGTGAAATTGGTGCGGTAAGAACTGATGGACAGAGAGTTCAGAAACTTCAGACTACTGCTACCTAATAGATAAAGATTTGATCCCCAGGGGCGAAAGCCTCTGGGTTGTTATATACAGAAATTGAAGTAACATAATATATAAATAACGGAGGTGTTAAGATGGCGGTAAAAAATGCGTATGTGTTAGATACAGAAATACCCAGCCAAGTTAAGGGCGGGAAAGTTATTGCTATAGTAGGTAGTTTTGGAACATTAGCAGCGGATGATGCAGGTTCTAAGTATAGAATATGCCGACTTCCTGCGAATGCTGTACCTATTCAGATAGAGATCAATAGTGAATCTATCGCGGGGTTTACAGAAGTAGACCTGGGTATCTATGACACGCTTGAACAAGGCGGGGCAGTTAAAGACATAGATGTTTTCCAGGATGGTGTGGATATGAACGGGGGGTATGCTATAGGCAGTGAGTTAAATGGTCTTTCTAATATAGCTATTGCTGATCTAGGCAAGCAGATATATGCGCTTGCAGGGGATGACGCTCCTACTCCTAACGGAGAGTATGACCTTGTTCTCACCTGTGTTTCTGAGGTATCGGCCCCTGGTACGGTTGCTTTCAGAATTTTGTTAGCAGTTAGTTCGTAAAGTTAAAAACAAAAGACATAGCGGAGACTTAGACACCCTCGCTATGTCTTTTTTAATAAAAAGGGAGTGAGCATGGCTGATATAACAACAGCTTTACAAATTTGTAATCTAGGACTAAGCTATCTAAAAGTTCCCACTGTAGACAGTATCACTGTTATTGCAGCCCCCCAAAAGGAAGTTAAAACGATTTGTGCGCAATGGTACGATCTTTCCAGGCAAGAAGCTCTTAGAGCGCATCCTTGGAATTTTGCAAAAGGAGGAGCTAAATTAGCAAAATCTACTACTGCACCTGCATCTGCGGATTTTGACAGTAAGTTTCCTTTGCCAACAGATTATCTAAGACTTAGATTTACAGGTAGTGATAATTATGGTTTGGTTGGTGTAGATCACGATTTTGAATTTAATGATTTCCTTCTAGCCAATAGGGAAATAATAGTACACCAGTCAACGAATATAACAGCCATAACTAAAGCAGACCCGGGGGTAGTGACTTCAGTTGCCCATGGGTTAGCTAATGGAGATACTATTCTTATAGAAGCGGTGGTTGGAATGACTGAAGTTAATAACACCCGTTTTCTAGTCGCAAATAAAACTACAGATACATTTGAAATTACTACCGAAGCCGGAGTTGACGTAGATACTTCAGCTTATACCGCCTATACTTCAGGGGGAACGGTTACTCAGGTAGATACTATCGAGATAGGATATATAAAAGATGTAGAAGACGTAACTTATTTTGATCCACTTTTTGTAACATATCTATCTTTAGTGTTTGCTAAGAATATATGCTATGGGGTCACAGGTAAAACAACTCTTAGAAGAGACACTCGAGACATGTTATTTGAAGCAGGTATTCAAGCTAGAGCGATTAATGGTCAAGATAAACCTCCTAGAAGAATAACAAGAAGTGCAGTTATTGGGGCTCGGCGTAGATACTCGGGGGGTAGTTCTCGAAATGTAGACCCTAAATATATTAATTTTAATTAACCCACATAAAGGAGCTTCATGGAAGTTAATGCCTCTTTAGTCAATTTTGCCGCAGGGGTACTGTCTAAAAAATTTTTAGGAAGAACAGATCTTCCTAAATTTTATAAAGCCGGGTTATTGACTTGCCATAACTTTTTCCCCCAAGCTCAGGGGCCAGCGGAGTTTCGCCAGGGCACTAATTTTACCCATACTACTCGATTGAATCAAGACGCGATGCTTTATCCTTTTGTTTTTAATGATTCGCAAGCATATGCGCTTGAGTTTACCAAGGAGAAGTTAAGGTTTCATTCTCAAGG